TTGCTGTAAGTAATGTTGTCAGGATCAGGACACAAACATGCTTGAAAACCCCCAGATTTAGGGACGTTGTTGCCATAAGAAAACCTTGATACCGGTTTATCTTCATCTACATATCTGGTGTCTCTGCTGCTAAAGTATTTCTTCATTCTATATTATAACCACCAGACATGAATTCATTTCAATAAATGAGATGAGATGTAAAAAATATGACCTTTTACTCTGCCATCCAAATTTATTTCATTTGCTGCTGTTGTTTAATCATCTGATTCTGATGATTATTATAGTCCATAGTGTAAACTAGATATGTCAAACACTGATGAACGGGCAGAGTTGTTATACTATCAAATTTTGTGAGGTCATGGTTAGAAAGGATTGCAACTGAGTGATATCCACTCCATTTCTTGTTAAATCCTCCAGTACCGCTAAAATCCGCGGATCTTTGCTCTCCGTCATCAACTTCTGTGTATAAGTCAGGATACCTGTCCTTAAGTCTTTCTGCAAATTCAAAAAAAAAGCAGTAGCACCAAATACAACGTCCATTGTTAGTACGTGTTTGAATAATTCTATTCTTTCATCTTTAGTTCCGTTGTATGGTTCTATTGTGTATAATTTACCAACACGTTGAATAATTGGTCTATAAAGTATTGACATAATAATAGGCATGTATGACCACATGTCTTTACTTGATGTGTATGAAACTAAATCTAAATACTCACCATATGTCATGTTATCTATTTCAGGCATAAAACCATATGTTGTATCATCAACAGTAAATTCTCTAACTAATGGTTTTTGATCTACACCAGTAAACAAACGTTCTAAACATTTAGCTACTTTATCAAATGTTTTCTCTGGTAATTTATAAAGATATTCAGCTGGTACTTTACAGAAATGTAGTGCTGCTGATTGAAGTGATTTGTGACCAAATTCCTCAGTACCCTCATATGGTTTAACATATTTGTAGTATTCTAGATACTGTGGTAAAGTAATTTCAGCCCATGATTCTGGGTATGTAATAGTTAGTTTCATGTTATCTTATGTATGTTTTTAATTGTGATTGTCCTGTTGATATTCTACTTAAATCACCGTCTTTACCTACAATGCTAATGTTGTAAACACCTGATTTATTTGTTTTTAATTTATTTAAAGCAACGTAACGTACAGCATCTAATGAGTGGTTAAACATATCTACTGGTTTATTTAGTTTATTACCATCTTTATCTGTTACCCATTTATAGTTGTTTATTTCCTTAATTATATTAACTGATTGTTTTGTAACGTGTAGTTTGTGACGTTTAAGTATATCAATACCGTTTAAAACACTATCAGGTCCTTTTTGTGCTGGTTTAATGTTGAATCCCATACGTCTAATTTCTTCAATTGATTTAGGTTCAGCACTATCAGCTATTATCTCAATGTATTTGTCTACCTCATATTCACCTAATCTATTTGCTATATCTTGATTTGTTAAACCACGCTCATAGATTAATTCATTCAGATATAAATCATCATTGTCTTTCCATATTTCAACTAATGTAGTTGGATCATTAGTGAAGCCAAAGTCCATTCCTAATGCTACTAACTTAGCACTATTAACAGGTATATCATCAACAGGTATATACTGATATATACGGTCAAAGGATCCTGCAAACTGACCCAACGCGTAAATTTGGTAATATTGCTGGTCAGTATGTTGTAAACGTTCGATTTCATAAACTTGTTCATCAGGTAAAAAAGGATTATCCTTATATGTTGAATGTATAATAGTAATATCATCTCTATTTTCTAATTGATCATTGTACCAAAACGTCTCTGATGGGTTAAAGTCAATAAACACCTGATTTGTTGTTCTGATGTTTAATTGAAAGAAATCCTCAGCACTTAATTCATTTGCTTCATTTACAAATAGTATATCACGCTTACTACCTCTACGTTTCTGCGCATCATCAATACTAAAAAACTCAATTAATGTATTATTTAATAGGTATGTGTTCTCAGTTTTATTGTGCAGTTCAACGTTGTATAAGTCTAGTTGTTTCAATATGTCAAAGAAGTCACGCATCACTGTTATACGCATTGATGGCATTGACTTCCTGACAACTGAAATTACTAGCGGTTCTACTGATTCTAGTGCTTTAACAATCAATAGTTGGAGTATTGAGTATGTTTTTGTTGAACGAGAACCACCTATGTTGATTACAAAACGAGTATTAGCTTCCCAATTACGTTCGAAAACATTAGTTGCTTGTATCTTCAGCTCTCTTCCCATTGGCTACCTCTACGGTTATTTTTTGTATTGTGTTATCACCTAATTCAATATTTGTGTCTATTGATCTTAGTTTAGGCATTGTGTATTCTAGTAGTTTGAGATATAGTTCAAGGTATTTAGCTGGATTATCTTCTAGCACATCAGCTAATGCGCGTTGAAAGTCCTCAACACCACCCTCAGTGATAGCAGCAATTGCTTCACGTAAGCGTTTAGTGTCTTTACCTTCTGCACCCTTAGGTCTACCTGTTACTTCTCCTGGTTTAAATGGCATGTTATGTTGCTTTACGTTGTCTACGTATTATAACCACTATTCAGCATTTTCATTCTCACTAGTAGCGTATCCGTCTGCTGAAATAGTATCTGCATCCTCAACTACTTGTGGTAATGTGTCTTTAGGGTACTGTACGTTTGCTCTATCTAACAAATGTGCTATTAGATGTACGCGTGGATGATTACCTACAAAACTAAAATTAACTGCAGCTAATATAGCAACAATATCTTCAGCGCGTGTGATTTTATCAAAGTCAATGTTGTAAAATCCGTTTGGATCAATTGCTGGTTCATCAGGACCACCTAACATATTTTTTTCATAGTCCATCTGATAAGTTGTTTCTTCCGTTTTCATATGTGTTTAATTTTGATTTAAAATATCTTCCGCTCATATTTTGATTGTAACATTTGTCACTTAACCAATTATAGCGTATCATGTATTCAATTTCATAATAGCTGAGTTCATAACTGGATTCACAGTATTGTAATACTTCCTTAGTGAATTTATCCTTACCCAGTTGTTTGATATCAGCTGTTAATTCTTTACTACTACCCCAATACTTCTCCCATGGTTTGCGTTTGCTTAGACATTTCTTCCCTATGTAGTACTTGTTGTTGGTTGTATTTGTTATTTTGTAAATTAGTCCGTAACTGTTTTGCATAACGCTTTTGTGCTTGAATAAATCTTGTTTTGTGCCAGTATTCTTTGTAATTAGCATCAGTGCATACTTTACATTGTCTAGCTACGCCATCATCCTTACTTTGACTACGTTTGTAGTATTCAGTAAGTGGCTTTAATTGTTTACATTTAGTGCATTCTCTCATTTTGTATTATTATGTGTTGTAGTTGCATAACTTTCATTTCCAACTGTGATACTTTACTGCGTGCTATATCACGTTGTGTTTTATATATTGCTGCCCATTCCTTATAGTATTCAATGTTGTTTTCTAAGCTGTCAACATATTCCTTGACTGCTTCTTGTTCATTATCTACCTTGTCCTCTATAACGCTTAGGTTTCTGTTCTGTTGGTCCATATGATTTTTTTGCTTTGCCCGTTTTACGTTTACCAAAGCTAATTTTATTGCTTGTTAATTTACTTGACTTAGCCATTTTCTATTTCTGATATTAATTTTTGACGTTCTGCTTCTAATTGTTTTTTACCACCACCACTACTATATTGTACTCTTGATTTTCTACCTGGAGAATGATTGTGGGTATCTAAACAATGTTGTTCTGCCCATTTTAGTAATTCTGGTTTGTATGCTTCACTATACTTACCTACTTTCCATACACGGCATTTCATATCATGTTCTTCAGCATCATGGATTATTTCACCTGATCTTATTAGATTCATAACGTTATTCAGTTCCTCTACTTCTCTTTTTCCTAGTATGTTTGGGTGTATCTCCTTGTCCCACTTCTTGTTTGTCTTCTTCTCCATAACTACTTAACGTAACTTCTACTTTTGTTTTTAATTCTTGTAACATTTGATTCCAGTACTTAGGTTGGCAAGTACATGGTCTAGCAGCACCCGGTGCTACATAACTTGAATAGTAATTAAAAATTGGATCAACCAAATTTGCTGGTATGTGATCTGTTATTTTAAGTAATAATTCTTTTACTTCTAGTGCTTGTGCGTGTGTCATATAGTGTTTATAATTTGATGCTTTTTTTAACAAATAATGTATTTAACCACTCTTTACGTGTTTCACATCCGCACGTTTTATAACCCATTTTATGTGCTACATATTCAGCAATGCGTTTACCATATCCTAATGTAACAATTGCTATTAATTTTTCTACAAAGTTTCCTAATTTCATATTATTTTCTATTATTGTATTCTGGTTGGTATATACTTATATAATGTTTTTCACGTTCAAATTTATTTTCTTTAGTTGTATATTCTAATACACCCCACACAAATGCTATTTTAGTATATTTTTCAACATCATATGCTAAATCAAAATTAGATGGGTATTCACCATATAAATCTTTATGATATGATAAATGCTGATGAACACGTCTATAAGGTGAACTACTTGTACCAA